TGTCTCAACATCCAGTTCTTGTCCTTCGACTGTAGCACGCACCATACTCGCAATACAGGCAGTTCCCATACCGTACGCAATCAGAGCCTGCGCTGACCCGTCACCTCTAGCGAATGTACGTAAGAACTGCTTACGCATTGCCAGAAGCGGGAAGGATTGAAGATGTCCGAATATTGCTGTACTAGGAGCATGTAACCACTGCATACTTTCGCCAGGTAACGCCCTCTGTGTCATCGTGTAAGATACACGCAGTAATGCTCGTCCGTAGTCTTCTCGCAACTCGGGATTCCAGCGTTCAGGATTCATTCTATCTACATGCCCGAACTCATTGAACTCTATCGTCCCAGAATCCACCAACTTCTTTAATGCCCTGTACGTCTCAGTATCAATACCTGCCGTACGTAACAGCGCGGATATGTCTGAACCATCCTTGATACTTCTGAATATCTTGTCAGTTACACTCAATGCGCCTAATCTTAACTGCCCTTCAAGAACGCGCGTGTATCCGGACAGTACACTCTGTACATGCTGGCCCTTAGCAAGCAAGTCATCAATAGTTCTCGTAACACTAGGCGCTGCTGTTACCATATCAAGTGCAGCGTCAGCAACCATGTCTGAACGCATCAATCCCTTTTCGTATCCCAGATTACCTACGCACCAGCCTAAATCTTCGCTGACCTGTCGGATGTTTATTCCACCCAGGTCTTTGAACAAACTACGCATTAACTCTGAACTAGCTATGAAACTTTTGAATCCGGCAGTCGCAAGGATACCAGCAGTCTCTGCTACCTGAGTTAAACCAAGTTTAGACAACAAACTAAGGTTCGTCATCTGCTTAGCTCTGCGCATCCAAGGATTTATATGCTTGTTTACAGACCCGGCCTCGAAGTACTCAAAGACATACGTCAGGAATCGCTTGTATGCCTCCATGTCCTCTTTAGGTATTACCTTTCCGGATTCTTCAGCAGCTTGTTGAATCTCGTCAAGAACCTGATTCTTGATAGTCTCCATCTTGCTCTTGTTATCAATACCGTGTCTAGTCAACGCAATACGCTTAGACATACTGTCGTTGTACTGGAACATCACCTTGTTCAAGTCCTGCTCAACAAGATCAATAATCCGAATCCCCTCGTACTCACCAGCGAGATCAATGTCTGTTCTGCGCCTAGCGTAAGCTATTTTGCCTTTATCTCCCTCAGCAACAGTTAAACGGTTCAACACAGCGTCTGCTTGATCATCAGTCAAACCGTTCAACTTCATACTCTCTTTCAAGAAGGCTTTACCATCATCAGAAAGCAAGTACCCGAGGTTCATATCCATCCCAGCAGACTTCGTTAATTGTCTGTTCATCAATGCACCTGCTATTGTCCAGGCAACGTCAGGATCAATGTCAGGTAAAGCCCGTTGGTACGCTTGGGATAATGCAGACTGTAAACGCTCTCGGCCAATCTTCCCTTTGCCAAGTTTAACGATTGCCGCTTGCATAGCCTCACCTGACCATACCAACGGGATATGCGCAGCTTGAGGCTTGATGTCAGCAAAACCGGGAACAACTCTAGCTCCTGCTTTCCCACCTTGAGCTTCATACAATATGTAATCAGCATTCCGCTTAATGGCATCAAGCATGAGCTTAGCATCGGGTTCTGGAGACACAGTTCTACCAAGTCTCATCTCATTCGCGTATTCCATTACTCTGCGATTCAGGTCACGCTCGTACTGCGCCCTCTGTCTCCAATCTGCTAACGTGAACCCTCGCGATTTCCAACCATCAGCTATAATAGCATCGCGTTCAGCAGCGAATCGTTTATAACCTTTATTAATAATATCCTCAGCTATAATAGCCCCAGACTTATTATTAATAACGAACCCCTCTGCACTCTCGAATAGACTCACCGCCAATGCACGTGCAGTAGCAGAACCTGACTCCCATAGACGAGTGAAGTCATCAGCGAACGGCCCTTTCTTAAGCGCATCCCTGGCACTCTTTAACCACCCGCTCTGCAATGCTGAACTTGTCTTTACTTTATCTACAAGAGCCTGTGCCCTTGTTTTCATATTCCCCAGATCGAGTTCACCACCGAACACACCGTCACCAGTGTACTCATTTAACACATCATCTATGGAGTTATCCAATCTACGTGTGAATTCAGGATCACGTACATGGTCCAAGAAAGCCTTAGCAGCGTTACCAGTTGGAAGCTCACGTGTGCTCAAACCAACAGGCAAACCAGCACTGGCGCGAATAGCTCCACCGAAAGCACCAGCCATGAGTATTCCCGCCGGGACATCAGACCATTGCGCAGTATCTCCAGTTGCAGCTAACAAAGGCTCAGTAACTAGCGCAGATTTTGTACCTAACTTAACCCCTTCCCAAATACTAGCAGCCTTAGATACATCTTCTGCACCTTCGGCTACAGTACCTAGTTTAGCTACATCTGCACCCTTCACTGCTAAGGCAGTACTAGCCACCTTCCTAGCACTAGCGGCTTTACCTAAGAATGGAAGTACAGCATCTACGTCAACAACAGAGGACAGTAACATAGCCGTTACGCCAGATACACCATTCTCACCAAGAACTCGGAGATCGTCCAATTCCTTCTGGATACCTGCATGAATATCCCATGCTTCCGCTAAAGATTCTGCACGACTGAACTTTTCATGGTAAATGCTAGGGATACCTTGTGTAAGTTCAGTCCAGTGCGCTTTAACATCGAAGCCTTCTTCCGGTTCAAAGGAACTCTTACGTACCGTGTAATCAAACACACTCCGCAAAGCATTCACAGTTCTAAAACCACGAGCTACTAGACTCGTGATGTCTTCTTCTTGTAACGCTTTTGTTTCAGTGTACAACTCCTCTTCACCAGTTCTTCCAGCCCCTAGGGATTGTGCAGGAGCTTGAAAGGGAGCCGCCGGAACAGACGGCTCCTTAGAACTAGTGAATACATCAGTTATTTGAGTTAATGTACTCCTCAGGTCTAATGTATCCATGTTCAATCCTTAATTATTCCGTTTCATACCAAATGGAGGGGACATCTCTCCGAATGGTGTATTCATATAGTCTAATACACTCCGTACTGATGTACCAACAGCCCTAGTTGTTGCATCTAAACCCTTACGAAGTACCCCTCGTTCTGAGTCCTCTTGCATTCGTAATTGTTTGTAGTACTCTCCAATTTTCTTAGCCGGGATAACAGCACTGTACTCAGAAGGTAAGCCATTGTTCAGTACAGGCGAGATCATAAAGACACCCTCACCGTTTTCAGTACCGTACCGCACATCTATTTCTGGAATGATCCCCATCGTTTCTTCGCGTTTCTTTGTCATCCAGTTCCCAATGCTCTCTTTCCACCCGACCCCTGGACGGAACATTGTTTTGTCGTACCACATCCGACCGAATTCTTTCTCACCATGTTTCTGTAAGTACATGGTGACAGCCTCGAATGGAACGCCGGATTCGGATTTATATGCCTCTAATCCCATAGCCTCATACAGCGTACCATGTCTAGGAACTATGTATGACCCATGCACGTACGCCCCACGTTCTTTAATATCCATGATTGCACGCGAGATCGCCTGCTCATCAGTCAATTTTGGATTTCGTACAAGGTGCGCCTTAACAGCAGCATTAACTTCTTTTAGCAAGCCACTATCTTCAGCAGCTTTTAGTACTTCAGTTGGTCGCCACTGCTTGAACTCTCCTCTGTCCGTACCACCGTACATCCAATCTCCAATGAATGAAAAACTCGGAGTTTCAGAGTACACAGCTTTCTTAACCTTTGCTGCTAGAGCTTCCTGTACTTCTACTTTACCAAGTCTATCTTGAAAATCTTGTGGACGTAGTTCAGCCTTCATGTTCTGCGCAGCTTGAGTCAAAGCAGCGGCATTAGACTCGCCTGTCTCAGATAGTTCAATAGCCATACTGAACATATCTTTGGCGTTCTGACTTTTCAAGTGCTGCATAGCTAATTGGGGATTCAACTTGTGCAACTCAACTAACTGCTCGTATCCGGCAAGCGTACTATCATACACCTTACCACTTGGATCAAGCACATTAGCGGATTGGAACACCGTTGTAAGTACCGCAGAAGTTTCTGGATCAACAACGCCGTGCTCATCAAGGACTTTTGCGTACTCCGTCTGCATAAAACGAATACTATCGGTGGCCTGTATCCGGCCATCTTGAACCGCCTGTTCAGCAGCAGCTACAACATTATTCCGCAGCATCTGAATCGCAGCTTGCTGACCCTTAGTATCCAATGCTGCGATACGTTTTCCAGCTACGGCGAACGTTACATTCTCCATGAATGCCTGACGTTCAGCCGCCTCTTCTCTCGCTTTCTCAAGTTCTCGGTACGCACGCTCTTGGGCAGCAAGCCTCTCAGCTTCTATACGGTTCATATTCGCATTAGCTGCGCCCCATACATTATCTGCCAATGCGATCATAGTACGATTACCTTTACCGTACTTCTGTACAATACCTTCGGTAGCTTCAAGTCCTTGCTCGTACGTCAACCTACCTGTACGCACAGCGCGATACACCTGCATGAATTCGGTCTTCATTTCAGAGGACCATTGTGCTTCTGCCTGTGTCTCGAACTCATTGAATGCAGAGAGTACCTGAGATTCCTCAGCCGCAGTAGTACTAAAGCGTTCTCGGATACCATCAAGATTACCCAAGGCATCTAGTACTGCACGATCACCTTGCTTCAATCCCAGAATAGCAGCTTCTAAGTACACTTGTTTTTGGTCTTCAGGGCTAAGAGTACTTATAGGCCCCTCTGCACGCATAAGCATTCTGAACATCTCTTGATCTTCAGGCTCTGTTCCATGCACTTTACTCAACAGCATATCACGTGCTGCACTCTTAGTTTCCTGAACCTTCCATGCTTCATGCGCCGTCACATGCGCCTGTGCTACCTTCCGGGCTAACGGTGCAGAGAGTTCAGTCAAGAAGTTATCAGTCATCTGGTCGCCTGTCAGCAACCCTGTGAACCTCTCGGCCATGATCTCACGGAACGTATCCGGATCAGTCTGGTACATCCCTTGTTCTATTTCCTGCACAAGTTCAGTGTACAAATCATCCGTCATCTTTGCTGCATTCATTGACTGAAAGCCTGCAACTGATCCGTACGAAGCTCCAGATTCCAGTAGCTCTTGGTACGTCTTCCCTTGCTGGAAAGTCATCTGCCCCTTAATGAACTCCTTCTGCTGGTACTGCGCTCTCAGCTCCTGCCCAATAGCCCCGGCTTTCTGCGCCAGGACAGCCAGGGTGCGCCCTTCCCGCCCCGCCTCCTGAGCGGAAGCCGGGACTCGGGCACTCAGGCCCGGAGCCCCGGTTGCAGACACAGGCTGGCCCGGCTGGGCCTGCGTTACACTAACGACCTCACGCCGTTCCGATCCCTGCATATTATCTCCTAACTCTTGAATAACAAGTTACCTACATTAGACATTATACTTCCTCCACCAGCAGAGGCCCTAGCCCAATCAGACTTCAGTCCCTGCATACCTCCGATACCACCTTTCTCTTTAGACGAGAAGAACGTACCTGCCATATCCATGAGACTACTACCCACGATTCCCATGTAATCAGGCTTCACTGAAGTACTGTCGTACTGCACCTGAGCTTGCAGCATAGCATTCGAGGCAGTCTCCAGATTCCCTTGGTACTGCTGGCGAAGCTCCTCTTGACGATAGAAGTCCTTAGTTGCCGCTACGCGATGCAAGTGACTAATACCCACATCGACACTCTTACCTTTGACACCTGCACTAGCAGCAGATACCTCTGCTTCACCAACAGCCTGAACCCGCTCCTGCTGGATAATCTGCGCGACCTGCTGACTACGCTTGAAAGCAGAGACACTGTTCCGCACAGCAGCATTCACGTTCTCAGAAGCTGTAAGCAGCAGTACTTTGTTCTGTGCTTTACGGACGCGATTCTGCATCTCCGCTTGCGACCGTGCTTCTTGTAAACCTCCAAGCATTTGTACAGCCTGGAGTCCTAGCATCCAATAGCTCATAATCTAGTACCTCGTTTGCTGTACGCACCAGACCATTCAAGCTGAGTTAAGAACAACGGAGTGTGCTCGTTGCACTGTACAATCAAGTCAATGTAATCCGCATTATCTCCTGCATGTACGTACAAAGCATCACTGAATACAGGCTCAGCGCCAATGATGTTATTCAAGTCACCAATCATCCTGGCACTGAACTCTACTTCAGTATCCCCTGTGAATCTATTCCGCACTACTGTCTTGAATGATCCAGAATTATTAAAGGTTACTACCCAGTTACTAACAACAAGTTTAACCGTTAGTATCGGCTCAGCATCGCGGCCTCTGTGGTACGGACGAGTCGGACTCCATTGACTCATGTAAGTGAATCCACTGTACACAGTCCCACCTTGCATGTCTCTACTGAACACAACAGCAGTAGGTGTGCTAGATTCCACAACAGCAAGCATTCCGGGATTCGGACACCCAGTACCTTGCACGTACACTCGCTTATCTGCTTCATCAACCAGTAATGTGGTGTTCACACCGGTGTGCTTCAGCTTTGAATCAAGATGTACCTGATACCCAATCCCATTGTCATCACTGCGCTCCAGAGGCATTACATGCATCTCGTACTTAGCACGTGCTTCGTTGTACTGTACTGACCACCAGTTGCTCTCAGCAAAGAAGTTGTACTTAACAAGATTCCTGAATATCCATTTGCTCCATGCAGCCTGGACACGCTCTGTCCCAAGTACTACGTACTGGTACACGTACAACTCGCTTTCATCTTCCTCTGTGCTAACAATCAGAATGTCGAAGTTACTAGAGGCAGCAAGACGCTTAGCTCTACCCACGATGTACTCTTTAATGTGCGTGGTTATACTAGCGGAGTTCTGTGCATCCGAAGCAGCTTCTGTGTAGAATTCGCGGATACCGCTGTATCTACCGAAACTCTGTGCAAAGAAAACCGCTGCACCTGCTTCTACAGGATCGGCATTCAGGTCAGCATCGAACGCCACCGTGACAACCATACTAGCATTCTGCGGGGTTAAGGCAGTACGGCCAAAGATAATGAACTGAGCTTTGTCACTGAAGATCACGAGGTCACGGTTATGCATGACTGCGCGCTGCATAGTCACGCCGTACTTCACATTACTCTCAAAGTCTATGGTATCTGAGGCAGTCTCTTGTAATGCAGTCTTTCTCCAGAAGCTCGTCGGTATATTAGTTCTCGACATAATAACGGCACTCCCGGCCAGGAACACCAACCTACCTTGGAACACTGCAATATCATTAATTGTGTGCCCAATAAAGGAAGGTAAAGGATTACTAAGATCATCCCCTACTTCCCTGTCGTCCCATGCACCGGGGCTGAAAGTGAACTTATCTGCTGTTGCATCGTACGTGAGCACATGCGGCATTGTACTCGGATCAATCTGGTACTCTACGGTAGGATCAGGACACTCCCTCCACACACCAGTACCTGCACTGAAGAACTGCCCATCTGCGGTATCAGTAGCAGTGAACTTCACGTAGTAGTCATCAGCCGATACCTCTACACCACGTACCTTTACCACATGCCCAACGTACGCAGTCCTAGCTAGGTCAGCAACCTTTGTTACTTCGGTACTGTACGCGGTTATGTTCTGGTTTCCTCGGCTGTCTGTTCCCGTCACCTGCAAAGTAGTAACGTCTGTACTCTTCCTTTTGAATCCAACAACCGCATCATGCTTGACAGCAGTGAAGTTAGTGTTGAAGTCCGTGTTCGCAATCAAAGCATTGTACAACTCAGTAGCTATCTTTGAAGTCTGGATACCTGCGAAGTCCGCTACAGTACTCGCGTGCGGAGTAGTATAACTAACTGTCACAGTTTTATCTACACCAGACAACTTGAACTTAATAATCAAGCTGTACACAGAACTGTACTGTCCGCCGAGAATCTGGAATACTCCGTACCCTGTGTCTAATGTTCCAGTTGTATTCGGCAGCATAGCAGGAATCTTAGAAGTATTGCACATGTACGTTTCATCTTGCAGAGTAGCCAGTGCCATCCGCGCATCAGTTACGTACGACATATCCACCGGAAGGTTCACTGTCTTTTCTGCACCAGTGAACAAATCAAATACTCGGAGTTCACCTGCTTTGAATGCAAGAATGAATCTATGCGTTGGGGATACATCCAAGAATCTAAAACGCCACCCTGTGCCTGTTATCGGGAAGTCGAACTGCCGTTGTGTGCATTGCCGTCTGCATAAACCCAGTACAGGATCACTAGACATGTTCTCTTGGATGTTGCACTGCCCTTCAGTCCTAGTTTGCGGAGGCTGCTGAGATACGCCTTGCAGCAGACTACCATAACTAGAATCTACTCTTTTCATGTCGGCTCCTTAGTACCGCTTAGTACCGCTTGTACCTTAAGTTATGTCGCGGAGACAGGACACTCAAGGCACGCGGAGACTGCAATGCATTTGCACCACGCCATTTAATATCCTCTCTGTTCAGCATCCCGTACGCCTCAGTCTGAGCATTCTTCAGCACAGTGAGCTTATCCCCTTCACCGTCCTGCTGCACAAAGAACTCGTACACAGCAGACGTCCGGATGTACTCCGCCGCCATTTCAGGCAGTGCCTCAATATCCAGTCTAGATACTACACGCACTGTTACAGGTCCAGTAAAGAACTGAGTGTTCCTTTGCATATCGTACAGCACCCGTCCTCTAGGTACTAGCTTCTGCTCGATGTCTTCGCTGTCAATGCTCAGTGCATTAGTCGGTACAATAATTTCATTCGCGGAGTTCGGCAGTAGAGTGAGGTTCCGTACTTCATTGAAGTACCATCCTCGTGCCTGGATGTACTTGTTCACTCGCTTTAATACATCACGAGCAGCAATAGCTGAAGGATGCAAAGACTCCACAGATGTGACCTTATTCACTCCGATCGCTGCAAGCATCGAATTAATTATCTCTAGTTCAGTCATAATGACTCCTTACTGACTCCTTGTTACTGCTCCTATTTTGAACCAAAAAAAGCCCCCTGCACCCGAAGGTACAGAGGGCATACAATTAAGCCTTCAGGAGCACACCGCACAGGTCATAGCGGTTAGCCGTGACTCCGTACGCCATCATGTTCTGAATGAACCAGCACAACTCTTCCTTGTTGTACCAGATGTCCGGGGTCATCGGGATAGTCTCCGCAGCAAGCAGGGAGCGAGGATGCATGATAACAGCGCAAGCCTTAGCCATATTAGCATCGACGTTGTAGCTAGCACCAAGCAGGTGCGCGGCGTTCACGGCAGTGGGAATGCGGGTAGTCTCGACAATACGAGCACCCTCAATCATGGCGATACGACCCATAGCGTAGTCACCGTTACCAGCGGAGTAGTCCGCATTAATGAGCTTATCGGCATCCAGCAGGGTCTGGAACTCAGTAGGACGAACCCACACAAGCAGCTCATTCCGATCAACCTCATCCTCAGCGAACTGAGTAATCAGGCCACGAATACCCTTCACGAGCTTAGTAGGATCAAGCTCGTCACCAGGCAGGGCGAGCTTGTCGTTCTTGCCATTACCAAAAGCACCGTTCAGGGGAGCAGTCTCAGTAGCCAGCGCACCCTTAATGCACTGAATCAGGAAGCTCTCATCGAAGAACTTACCCATCTCCTTACCATGATCCTGAGCCAACTCCATGCGGGCATTGAAGTCCGTCTGGAACTCATTCAGCAGAGTACGCTTATCACGGGCAAGCACAATCGTGTCAACCGTAACCTGCACCTTACCGAACTCAGTACCAGTAGCCGAGGGACGGCTGTTCTTGTTCGCGTCATTCACGGCCTGCAACGTGGTCCGGCCTGCACGACGATTCACAAGAGTATCAGTACCAGTAAGCGTGCGGAGCTTAACGTACTGACGCATAACAGAAGACTTAGCGAACTGGTTCTCCACTTCGCCGCCGTACTCAGCGATCATCTGAGCACGCAAAAGATCAGAAACTACATCAGGCATACTTTTCTCCTAAGTTTGATTAGCCAAGGACAGCGGCTTAGCATGAACTACGGCTTAATTAATTTTCTACACTAGTACGGGTTTATAGCACTAGTAACTATACAGGTTTAACCATGAACCTTCGGGTAACAAGATCAATAGCAGCCTGATCCTTAGAGTCCTGTGCTACTTTCATAGCATTCACGTACTCCCGTCTATCCTTGAACGGAGTCAAGGTAGCACCTGCATTCGCCGGAAGATCAGGATTCACAATGCTGCTAGTACCTGTGGGGACACCGGCGTGCTGATGATACAAGTTCTTCAATGCATCCAACGCCAGATAACCAAGATGCCCACCAGCGTTCACTGCTTCAGCGTACTCCGCTACTACATCTCTCACAGTAGCAGGTGGCTCATGCACCCATGCCTTGAATGCTTCAAGCTGAGGTTCACCACCAAGCAGATGCACAGCAGTGTCATGCATCTTCTTCTGCTCAGCCTGAACCTTCTGGTTGTACTGAGTAAGACTCTGCATAGCGAGCTTTGCACCCGATTCTCCCAGGTACTCTTTCAGCTTCGCCTGATCTATGTCTTCAAGATTACCAGACTGCACGCTTTTCTCGAACACTTCCTGCACCTGCTTGATCGTCAAGCCTTTCTCATGCAGCATTCCTTCAACCGTCTGCACAACCGGGTCTGGATGCTGTGGCGTGTACACGGCGTCCAGCGGGTCCGGCTGGGCCGGAGGAGGGGTCTGGTCAGCCGGGGCAGGAGGAGGCGTCACAGGAGGGGTCTGAGGCGGCGCGTCCTGCGTCGGTGGAGTAAC